TTCACGCCGAATGCTAAATCGATGAACTTGTCTTCCATCTCCACCATCTTCTCTGCAATGGTGTAAATCCTACTCTTAGTCTCATCAGTCCACTCACTGCGGTTCTCTTTGATGTACTCGCGGAACAGCTTAATCATGCTCTCTGTGTGCAGGGTCTCGTCCGCAATTGACCAAGCAATAATCTGGCCCATGCCCTTCATCTTACCATTACGAGCGAAGTTAAGTAGCATAACAAAAGACGAGAACAATTGCATGCCCTCAGTGAAGGCAGAGAAGGCGGCAATCTGAGCGGGGGTGTTATCACTCTTCTGTAGCTCTTGGAAGTAGTCGTGCTTCTCAGCCATCTCACCATACTGCAAGAACTCATTGTAAGTGCTCTCTGGCATCCCTAGCGTCTCAATCAGATGAGAGTATGCGGCTACATGGATAGCCTCTCGAGCCGCGAAGCTAGAAAGCATCATCCGTATCTCAGGCTGGGGAAACCTTGGTAGATAGTTCTTCACATAAGCCCCCGATACATCAATATCGCCTTGAGTGAAGAAGCGGAATATCTTTGTCAGGAAGTCCTTCTCAGCGACTGTCATGTTCTTTTGCCAGTCCTTAACATCCTCCATCATTGGAACCTCTGTCCAGAGCCAGTGCATCTGCTCGGACTCCATGAACGCATCAAACGCCCATGGGTAATTGAATGGCTTGTAGTAGTCCCTTCCATCCGTCAACTTTAGCTTGGCTTTCACCATTATAATTCTCCTGTAGTTTTATAGTTTTTTCTTTAGCCCTCACAGGCAAGGCACACATCACCGTCAGCGATAGCAACCATATCAACATCATCCTCAATACGTCTGCGCTCAATACGAGTACCTACCTTATCTGCCTTACGAAGCTTGTCAGACCGACAATAGTACAGGCTCTTTAGGCCCATCTTCCACGCCAAGAAATGTACGGCATGTAGGTACTTGATATTAACGTCGGGTAAGAAGAACAGATTCAAAGACTGGCCTTGATCAATATGGTCCTGCCTGTCAGCGGCTAACTCAATTAACCATCTCTGATCGATCTCTACTGCTGTCTTGAACACATCCTTGATATCATCATCTATATCTAGGTGCTGGATAGAACCGTCGTTAGCTATGATAGAAGCCCATGTATCATCGTCGTCTAGGCCTAATTCTACGAGCTTAGCTGTTAGAAACTTATTCTTATGGACGTAGGCGCCGCTCATAGTGTCCTGACGGTACACGTTAGCTCGGTAAGGCTCGATAGACGGGCTTGTATTACCCATAATCAGAGATGATGATGCATTAGGTGCAATAGCAGTCCAATGAGAGAACCTACGAGCCACTCCTTGTTCAGCGGCGTCAGCACAGGCCCCTCTAAGCTCTACCAGATAGTGATCTGCCTTGGCACACTGCTCTTCAATGTGCTTAAAAATGTTTTTGTTCCAGACCTTGGCCATAACGCTATCAAACGGGATGTTTTTCTTCTGGAAGAACGCATGGAGCCCTAATGCACCTAGTCCTACACTTCTTTCTCGCATTGCCGAGTATCTAGCTCTGGATATCGTATCTGGGGCGGTCTCGATGAAGTGTGTGAGGACGTTATCCAACATCTCCAGAGCATCCTGTATAAACAGGGGGTTGTCCTTCCATTCCTCGTAGTATTCTAGGTTCAGGCTAGACAGACAACATACTGCGGTACGTTCCTTGCTCGTAGGTAAGAATATCTCGGTACAGAGGTTGCTACCGTTTATCTTATGGCCAGCCTCTTGCAACCATGCGGGCATAGCCCTGTTAGCTGTGTCGTTGAAGATTAAGTAAGGTTCACCAGTCGTCATGCGCAGGTCTAGTAGCTTCTGCCATAAGGCTCTGGCTGATACAGTGTCTACTACTTCACCATTATGTGGTGCAACAAGCTCCCAAGTGTCGTCATAGTCACTGTCCTTCATGCTGTTCTCAATTACACGCATGAACTTGTCAGATATATTGACACCGTGGTGCAGGTTTAAGGTACGGTAATTCTGGTCCCCAGTAGGCTTGCGCATCTCCATGAATGAGATGATGTCTGGGTGGCCGATGTCTAGGAAGGCCGCGTAAGAGCCTCTACGGGTTCTACCCTGACGATATGCTAGGCAGGAACTATCATATACGCGCAGATGAGGCATTACGCCCACTGATTTATCATCAACTCCGCGAATACCTACATGTATACCTACACCGCCACCTAGCATTGATAGCCAGTTGACCTCAGATAAGGTGTCTACGAGGCCCTCTGCTGAGTCATCTAGGTAGGACAGGAAGCAACTGATGGGTAGGCCTCGTTTACCCCTGCCATAGGACAGTATAGGGGTGCTATAGGACAGCCAATGCTTAGATGAGTAATCATACAAGCGCTGGGCATGCTCTGGGTTACTTGAAAACTGCTCAGATACAGCAGAAAAGCGCTCTTGAGGGCTAATCTCTTCATCCTTCATATAGCTTTCGCGTAATCGAGTAACGCCTAGCTCATCAAATAGTGCATCACGGGATAGATCGACAGTTATACTCATCGTTTATCCCCACTTCCACCAAGAACACCGCGCTCTTTGCGGTCTTGTAGTTTTTTAGCATTTCGGTGGGCCATAGTACTCATAGAGATACCTAAATCCCGTGCAAGTGCCGCAATATACCAAAGTACATCCCCAGCCTCATCAGCAATAGCTTCAAGGTCCTCTTGGGACATCACACCATTCTTATCTCGTAGGCATTTCTTAACTTTACCTGCTACTTCCCCTGCCTCTGAGCAGAGGCCTAGTGCTGGGTAAATAACCATATCCCCAACGGGGTAGATGGCTGTCTTAGAAGCTACTTCTTGGTAATCATCAAATGTCATCATTATGCTTCTTCCTTTAATGCTACCTTTAGCGCGTCTAAGTACCAAGAGGCCTTCTGGAGGTCCTGTAGGGGCTTGCCCTTATAGTCGTACCTCCAAAGGTATTTCATCGTGTTTCCCTTGAGGTATCCTCTAAACTCAATTGGGGACATGCTGGCTTGGATAGCCTCAATAGCCTCCACACTACCGTTGTTGTAATGCTGTGGATTATTAACGACATCTTCACTGATGGTATGGGCCTCTTTCATCCAAGACTCTATGCAAGTCTTATCGATAGCTGGTGCTTTTTCACGCAATGCATCCCAATCTTCTGGGGTAGCGTCATTTAACCTTCTTTGCTTATTCATATCTGTTCTCCTCTTAGTGGTCAGATAATTTTCTTGATTGTTTTTAGGGACTTCTTGTTGTCGGGCTCGTCCATCCATTCCTCGGGGATAAGCTTGTCGGCGTACAAGATGCCCATCTTCTCACATTCATCTCGGTAACGCGACTTTGCTCCCTTACGGATACGAGCATTGGAGTTGCTAAAGACAAATCTCAGGTCCAAGTCTGGGTACTGTTGCTTTAGAAGTTTATGCTTCTTGCGAGAGTCTAGGTCCCAGCGCCCCTTACTCTCAATTACAATTCCGTTCTCCAGAACGAAGTCAGGGGTGTAGTTGTGCTTGGTTTCAGGGACAGTGTATGGGATTTTAAATGGCTCATACTCTGCGTTGCATCCTGCCTTCTTGAGTTGATCCTGTATCGTCTGCTCTAGCCCGGATCGATAGCCTGCCTGAATAGCTCTTTTAGATGCCGCATACGGCTTTTTCATACACTACCCCGCTTACGAGTAGGGTGCGGTTTGAATGGTTCACCTGCTGGGGGGTGCCTCCATAGCTCTGGTAATTTGGCGTAACAAGAGGGGCACAGAACCTTATCTTGGTGAAATACTACTCCTTCCTTTACCTTGCAGGTTGTGCATGGCTTTAAATTAGACATTAGTGGATACCTGTGGTGTGTGATCGGTCCACACATTGACGATAAATGCTCGTCTGTTGCCTGTGTGAACACGGGAAACCCGATGGTACTGGGATGGATCAAACATTATGAGGCGATTAAACTTCGACTGTATTCGTTCGAGCTCATCAAAGTCGTCTTTAACTGCTATCTCCAGATAGCCACCCGTAAAGATGTCCTGATACGGGTAGTAAACGAACCCTACACTTGGAGACACAGTTTCACCTGAATTAGCAAAGACATGCTCATCTTTATCTTGATGCCAAGGGAGACTATCATATCCTGCTATCTGGTTGCCCCAGTACTCAAAGCCCTTAATGTTGTCTCGGGCTTCAAGGGGTAACTGGCAGTACATCTTGTGAATTATATCGTTCCAGACGTTCCAACCTCGGGAATTATTATAATCATCAATGCTTAGCCAAGCAGTGTCTATTGGTAGGTTATCCCACGCATCAGGCGAGTTTAGCTTAGATAAAAGATAAGAACCCTCACAGATAAAGTCGTCAGTCACTAGCATCATTGTACTCCGTGTACCAAAAGTGACGTGGTTCCTTAGCCTTAGACCCTGCTTGAGGTTTAAACTCAGCGTCTGGCCAGCAGGCAGCCCTGTAGTCGCAGAAAGAGCAACTCATAGGTAGCCGCTTGTTACCCGTAGGCTTGCGATAGAAGTACTCATCCTCGGGCTCAAAGCACCGCTCAAACTCTTTATCCAATTCCACTGTCCTTATTGTGTTCTCGAGATTAGCCTTAATGGCCTCCGTCTCTTCTTGGGTTGGGGTAGCCTCTACAAATAGGACCTCACCAGAGGACTTATCTGCTGTTATCCAGCCTCCCATAGGTTTACCCTGACCCGAGCTATAGCCGTAGAGCTGTGCTATATATCCAAAGTCGTCAGACTTCTTCAGGCCGTCGTAGCCGTATGCCCATTTGTTCTTGAATGCCCATGGTGAGCATGACTTGATGTCCCACACAGCACCGTCGATATCGATGTCGCTTTCACCCTTGATGGTCGTATCAGCGATATCAAAACTGACAATGTCCTTACCCCCAGTGATATTGGCGTTAGCCAGTTTAAGTAGGGCAGTTAAGTACACCTCGACAGCGTCACCAATCATCATTCGCATAATGAAGTTAGCACCACGCCGATTAGGCTTAGCCCCAGACTTCTCCATCTGAAGCTGGCACGGTGCCCGCCCGATGTTGCTCATGCGTAACCTGAATGGCCCGTTCTCTCGGCGTAGTTGTTTGACAAGTGTCTCTCTAAAGTCCTCGACAGCCTCATCTATAACTGATTCAGGCACGTCTACGGACTCACCGTTAGATAGTCTTTCCATTACTAGCTGTAATTCAGCGGCAAGAATATTGTTCATAATTTACCCTCAAATTGGTTAGGAAAAAAAAGGGGCTTACGCCCCTAAAGGTTGAGGGAAAATCAGTTAAGGTCAGCTTCGAGGTCTGCGGCGTAGCCATTAATAGCACTACTCGCGGCACCAAATGCTTCGCTTTCCATGTGCGCATTCTTGTAACCCGTCTCAATGCGCTCATTTTCTTGCTTCGCCATATCATAGAACACTCGAAGAGTATCCACTGTGTCTGTATCCATGACGGCGGGCTCTTTATGATCTACTGCAAAGTCGATGATGAAAGCCTTACCTTTCTTGGTAGTTGATAAATCAACCCAAACGTCTGTCATGCCTTTGCCATAGGGCAGGGCCTTCACTACGCTGTCTTCAAAAGGTATAAAGTTGATGCCTTTTAAGAACATCTGGAATGGCTGGTTTTCTATCTTAACCTTCTCACCATCAGCATTAACGCCTTCCATGGTCACGATACCCCGTAAGATACGGAATGCCTGAACGCGCTTACGCCACATTTGCTGGTCTTCATCAGATAGCTGGCGAAGAGTCTTGGCATCAGGGCGGCCACAACGCATGCCACCTTTCATATCACGCGGCTCACGCTTGCGCATATCATCCATCAGGACCGTCTTGTTCACAATCTTGTACGTCTGGGGATCAGACTCTCGATATTGAAAGTGTTGTGCCAATACACGAATCTTTGCAGTCGTTGCATACACTGGAGTTTCAGAGTCGCTTAGCAGGAATGTACCCCGCTTAACGTCACGGCCCTGCTTGTCCTCTGGCTCG